TTGCCGTACATCATCCGCAACTCTTTGTCCTCGGGCGTGCCCTCAAACGCCGTAGCGTTGCCAGGGTACAAGTTCAGCGTGGCGGTGTCGTAGTCAATGTAGTAATAATCCGCGATGCGGATCGTGTCTTCATTGAGCCAGTTGCTGATCGACTGGTCACCCACACCCAACGACTGAAGTGTCGAGATGGGCGTTGAGTCTGGGTACATGCGCTCAAACTCTTCGCGGGTGACGTCTTCGGTCACAAAGCACCACTTGGCATCTGCGCCGGTGGGGTCTTGCATGGTCGGGTCCATGTACACCGAGAACGAGTTACGCACACGGCCAATCTTGATGTCTTGGTCAAACGTGTCTGCGTCGCAATACTCGGTCAGCAACCGAATGTAGCCTTCACCAAAAGCCACTTGGTTCTCGCAGGCGGTGTCATACGCCACATCAGCGTCCGAGATGTACTCGATATGCCGGATCATGCCGTTAAAAATCTCGGCGACCTTGACGTCTGCCTTGTCGTCCACCGGAATCACTTTAGCGCCAGGGCGGTTTTGGCGCTGGTCGTTGGTGACTTGGCGAACGTGCTGGGGCAGCTTGTTGATGGTCAGGCAAGGACGGGCATTGATCGTCTGACCCTGCACCGCACCACGGGTGGCCAAAACGTCGGCGGGCCACTGCCAAGAGTTATCAGGGCTGCCAGCGTAAAAACGCAAGTCGTCGGTCTCGTCTTCGCGGCTTTCAGCGTAGCAAGACACTGCCATGTCCAGCCGGGACCGTGCAGTTGACAAAATATCGGAAGCACTTTTCTTGGGCTTACCGCCGTTTGCCACAGCAGCAGCGGCAACCATGCCAGTTGGGTCAGCCATTCAGGACTCCTAGTACGTGAGGCTCACGCATCACGACATAATTTTTGCCGCCATGCGAGAATTCTTGCCCCACGCCAAAGTACAGATGGTCACCCACCTTTATATCTTTGCAGTCAGGGCCAGCAGCCACAACTATACCTGTTTCTTGCTTTTCTGTTGACAACAACGTCAAAAACTCGTGTTTTTCGACATCTACGTCAATAATCAAGCAGTTCTGCATCGCTCTTAAAGTCATTTTTTCTTCTTTTCTGCTTCACGTTTAACGGAATACGCTATGGCAACGGCTTGCTTGACGGGCTTGCCAGCTTTAATTTCTGCCTTGACGTTTTCTTTAAACGCAGGCTTGCTAGGTGACTTTTTCAGCGGCATATCATTTACCTTTTGTGGGTTTCTTAGCCGTCTTGGCCGACTCTTTGAAGTCTTTGGCTGTGGGCGCTGCTTTGCTGCCCACTTTGTTCATCTTTTCACCAGAGCCAGCCTTGATGCGGGCCTGTTTTGCGTGAATATTTGCGTAAAGTCCGGGTTTGGTAGCCATTATGATCCCATCCATCCAGTTGATACAGCGCCTCGGCCTGTGCTGGCAGCGCGTGTTGATGTGCGCGAATTGTACTCTCGATGAGCCACAGGGAACGCAAATGTCACACAGATGGCGTCCGCGGCATCGGGTGACGCCAGCCCTCGAGCCTTCATGTCCTTTTTTGACTCCAGAAAAATCGTGCCCTTGGAGTCCGGCTTAATCATCGGCGAGATCAGGTCCGTCTTCAAAAATCTGTCAGACGGAATCGCCGCAGTTCTCAACCAGTCCTTCATCTTGCCCCACATCTCAGCACGTTTGTTACCGTACATGATCGGATTGCTCGACTTGTTGCCGAAGTTAACGCCCTTGATTTTGTAGCGTTGCTCTTTCAGCCGGTCAACAATGCCAGCACCAAGCCCTCCCTCGTCAATCACCACCAGTGCCGGCTTCCATTCCTCAATCGCCTCAATGATGTGGCCAACCACCGTCATTGTGTCGTCCCCTCGATGGCGGTCAATGCGGACAATGTCACGGCCCTGCCTGATCGCAATCACCGTTGCATCAGCGCCAAATCGTGCAGGGTCAACTCCAATGATGATCGGCGCAGTCTGGTCCTTGTACTTGTCCCTCTTCATCGCCTCATCAACAATGTCAGCCGGGATAAACTGGTCGTCACCCTCAGACGGGAACATGCCATAAACCTCAACGTGCGCCTGGCTACTGTCCGGGCCGTACTCGTCAATGATGTTTTGGTACACCTGCTTGTCTGTGCCCTCAACAGTTCGAGCGTCCACCACCTTGGACGTCCAAAAGTCACGCTTGCTGTGGAACGTCTCGTAAAAGTACCCCGTGTTGCGCCGTGGGTTGGAGAACGCCAGCCAAAGTCGGTTCGGCGTGTTCTCGGTAAAGAAACCAGCCGTCACAGCCCAGATGGAGTCATCAATACCTGACGCCTCATCAAAAATCACCATCACACCATCAAAGTTGTGCACACCAGCGTAAGCGTCTGGGTTTTCGGCTGACCACAGCCGGCCCTCAACAGCCCAGTAGCGGGTCCCCTTTTTCAGATCCTTCTCCACCAAGTCTGTCAACCAGTTGGCAGGCGTGATCTTGGTTGCCGCAACCTCAAACCAGTGGCTGTTGATACTCATCGCCAACCACTTGGTAATCTCAGCCCATGTCACCGCACGCAGCTGCGCTTCGCTGTTGGCCGAAATGATGGTTGTCGAGCCAATGCGCGTCGAAAGCATCCAGATGGTCAGCCAAGACACTAGTGCAGACTTGCCAATCCCTCGGCCAGAACTGACTGCGTGGCGCAATGTCTCAAAGTCAATCAAGCCACCCTGTCGCTTGATGTGCTGGGCAATCTCTCGCAGCACCTCGCGCTGCCACTTGCGCGGACCCTTGAAGTTCGCCAGTGGCGTGTTCTCCTTGCCCCACGGAAACGCAAACAGCACAAACGCCTCAGGGTCGTCTGCAATGGCCGGACTCCACAGAGTCGCCATAAGCTCTTGCTCGTCTTCGGGCTTGTAGATGGTGGTTTGCATTTATCTAGCAGTTTGATAGAATAAGGGTTTGGAGGCCATATGAAAAAAGTCGTTGCTTACTGCGGGTTTAATTTTTCAAATAACTCGGCATACTTGCGGATGCCAGAGGCTTTTTGGAGCCAGCCTGATGAGGTGCGGCTGGAGATCGTCAACCAGTTGATTGAAGAGTTGGCCAAAGAAAAAGAACATTTGGAATCGCTTAATCAACTTGGTAACCCAGGTATCTAGCAATGTTGTCAATGGCTTGCTGATCCAGCTTTTCGCCATGATGGCTTTTGAGCAATGATGTGCGAATGTTGTTAATGTTCTTGCCTTCGGCAAATTTTTTGGCAAAAGTTTTGGGCAACATTAACCTGTCTGGCACACCAACAATTTGTCCTTGAGCGTTTTGCAAAGAACCCATTACTTGCGCTTCAAGGCCGGCGTTGTATGAGCCGTGCTGAAAGTTTGGCGTTACCATCTGCGTGTTGGGCTTGACTGATAGCAAGGTATGCGCCATGCCAGTCTCTGCACCAGGCTCACTCATAACTTTGTAAACGTCTTGCCAGCGCGGGAAGCCTTGCTTTTCCATCGCATAAGTTCCACCCACCTCGCCAATAGCCTTGCGGATGTTGCCGGCGCTGTATTCACCCGGAACGCCATTGGCCATAATTTCTCGAATATTGGCGCTATCCAAGCCAGGAAAATTTTTGTAAGGGTATGACACTTCTTTGGTAATCGGGTCAACCGATTTAGCATTCCTTACCGCATCCCTGAACGATGTCAGCGCTTCACGCGAAGGCTTGAGCGTGTTCAACGCACCAACATAAGACTCGGCCATGTGGTGCGAGAAATTGATGCCGCTTGGGGCCAAGTTCATTTGCACGCCAATAGTGTCGCCCAATGCGCCGTATTTGTTCAAGTTGTTGATTTTTGAAACTTGCGCCGTTTCGTTAGAAGCCCCACCAACGCCTTGCTGCAAGTTCTCCGCAATGTATGGATACCGCCTGCCGCCTTGACGCTGCACAAAAGCTGGCGCTGCGTCCCTCAACCCTTGCGTCAAAGGCACACCAGCAATCTGCGTTACGTTGCCGCCAGTGGCCGAAGTGTCCCACAAAATAGGCACCGCATACTTGTCCAGCAACGCCGTAGGATGCACGCCAATCTCTTGCGCCACATTCAGCGAAGGTTGCACCACATCACCAGTGCCAAACAACCTAGCCTGCTCCCTACGCATTACAGCCGGTGTATCCAAAATTTGCTTGTATTTTGTCAACGCAGATTTTTCAGCCGATGTCAATGCCGCCTCAGTCTTGCCAGGAAACAATGCCTCAATAGCTTTAAGCCTGCCAACACGCTCGGCCATGTTCGCCGTCGTGCCCTGCGTCAGATCCATCACCAGTTGAGCAGGCAACCCACCGCGCTCCATGATGCCTGGCAATACCTTTTCGGCATATCTCTCACCAGCCTTGCCTGCCGCCATCGTTGCCTGCTCTACACCTTTTGCCGCCATGCCAGCAGGCCGGTAGAGAGGGGCTAGAGTCATGGCCGCCTCAAGCGCCTCTGGCCGAACCCTGGTGGTCATGCCTGCGCCAGTTGTCAGGGGTTCGTTATAAGACAGCCGGTCCAGCGTCTGACTCACCGCAGGCACACCAAGGAACTGGGCCACGCCTTGCATCTGCTGGGTGCGCTGTGGTGCATAGCTCTGCGCCAGGAAGTCAGCCAGTGCGCCAAGGTACTCATTGCGCGGTGTCGCGCCAATGCGGTCTTGGTAAGCCAGCCGATTGGCCGGCTGCTGGGCGAGGGCGTTGTTGTAAATCGGCATGGCGCAATGTTAAATCAAAAAACAAAAAACAAAAAATAAAAATTGTGCGCGGGGCTACCGTAACCGCGGCCCTTTTGCGCCGGCCCTACCCCCCCCCGGCCAGCCGCGGGGAGGTGGCCAGGGCGGTTGTCCACAGGGTTTTTTGCACAATTGTCCACAGTTGCCTGTGGATAACTTGGTTTGTAATGCTGCGGCACTCATAAATCTGTGGATAACTTGTGACAGACTTAACATAATGAGTGTTGTATGAAGTAGACCTGCGTTTGCGTTAGGGTTAACCCTAATGCGTGGCTGGTCAGGCGCGTGTGCGTACGGCTAGAAAATCTTGGCATAACGCGCACAACCCCATATCAATCCGGCATATCTACGTTCTTTGCTTGCACATCGACTACGTTGCTATCATCCTTCAGAACGCGCTGCTTGGCTTCTTTCAAGGCATCCATCACGCTGATGCGTGTGTCTGTGACAGCGACATCAATGCGGTCACCGTACATCTTGGGCTTGAGTTTGGATGCAATCCATTTACGTGCATCGACTTGCATTCGCTTTTGTTGAACCCAAGCAGAAGCCATTGGTCCTTCCAGATGCGCTGGCATTTCCTCGTCAGCCAGCTCAAGGATCTCTTCAGCCAGGCGATCTGCTCGATCTTCAATGGCTTTTTCGTACATGGTCCGAAACTCTGGGCTTTTTCTGAGCATCAGCATTACGGAATGGTACGAGGGCATTCCTTCGCCTTTTAGCGCTGTGCTTAAACTTTTACCCAAGGACATTTGTTCGGTGATGGTTTGCCAGCATGGGTTGTCAATACCAAACACTGTTGGCCGGCCACCTTTGCGTTTCACTGTCACTTCTGACGCCAAGTTTTCAGTCACTTGTAAACTCCCAAAAAATACGGGTACTCACGCCGATATGGCGCTTTCCCCAAAAATGCGGCAACTGCTTTTTCCCGCACACCATCATGCTATCACTTCGATCTCAACCTTGTACGTCTTAACCGTACCTGGTCTTTGCTTGTACTGCCATTCCACCAGGTGGCTGCCGTCATCAATGCCGAGCCAGTCAGCAACCCCATCCCTGACTGCCTTAAACCCAGACTGAAGGTTATCCCCATCCAAAGCCCTTGGAGCCACCCTGGTGAGCACAACCGTGCAAGGTGGGGGTGGAGGTGCGGCAACACTCGCCAGCGCGTTAAACGCCTTCTGACGCTGACTCTTCACCAGTCTCGCCTTCACCGCCCAGTGCATCCTCATGTTAGCCATGCTGACGATCTTCATATCCATTTCCACTTCAATCATCCCAACTCCCTTTTTCTTCAATTTCACGCCAACCCGTCCGTTTTGCCAATCCGGACATTTAGCGTCCGGATCCGGTTGGGTATATATACCCAAACCGGACGGACGGACGCATAAATTGATGTCGAGGCCGGACGCTTTAGGACGCTTCCGGACGAC